GTTGTTGAGTACAAAGAAGATAAAATTAGTATGGAGCGAATATGAAGCAAATAGACAAAGACCGTAAACTTTCAAAAGCTGAATACAAAAAGTATTATGATTATCTTGCGGATATGTTTCCAATATGTAAAATGTGTGTTACTGAAAAAGCAACACAAGCCCACCACGTGCTTTATGGCTCTTATAAATCTGATAAAACAATCATTACCATTTGTAACCAATGCCACTTAATAGCACACTCAAATAAGCATAAATGGGAAGCTATTTTATTACCAATAGCTAATGCAAACTGGACGGAATATCATACGAATGTCATACGATAGGACTATAATTATATTAAATTTAAGGGGGTTAAAATGATAGAAGCAAAAATTAATCAGGTAATGAAAAAAGTCGCTTTTGTAACTAAAGATAGCACAGTTGGGTTTGGTCAAAATGCTTATAAAGCAGTTTCTCACGATAGAGTAACTGAAATTGTACGACCTCATTTTGTAGAGGTTGGAATAATTATAGTTCCAAAACAAAGAGAAAAAGGATTGTCTGTTGATGGTAAAACTCAAAAAGGAAATGATAAGATAAGATTTGAAGCGGTTTATGATGTTGATTTTATAGACTGTGAAGATACATCAAAAATAACCGTTACCGTTGAAGCACACGCAGAGGGTAGCGATGATAAGTGTTCAGGCAAGGCTTTGTCTTATGCGGTTAAAAACGCAATGTTAAAAGTGCTTATGCTTGAAACTGGAGAAAATGACGAAGAAGGTCAAAAAAATTCAATAAATGAAAAGCAAATGGCAGAACTAAATGCAATCATCAAAGCACAAGAAGAGATCAGAACAAGATTAAGAAATTATATCAATGCTAGCGAAAAAAGAGACGGCAGAATGGTTAAAATAACCGACATTGTGAAAAAAACAAAAAACGGTAGAGCTACAATATACAAGCTTTTAGGTGAAAAAGAAACAAACTTTAAAACTGAAACGCTTAGCAAGGTTTGCGATTATTTGGATAAGAAAGGCGCATAATGAGCAAACAAGAGCAGTTTAGATTTTATGACATAATGAACTGCTACTTAGATGATGAAAGACTAGCGGCTTTTGCTATAATCGAGTTAGGAAAAGTCCAAATAGAGCCAATAGAAGTTTATTCCGATTTAATAGCTTGCCGATATAAAAAATGGATAGATAAGCTTGAAAGCATAGCAGACACAACTAAATGCAAAGTTTTAAAAGAATGGTGTTTGCAAAAGCAATTTAATCTTGATATGTCAAACTCACTTATATGGGCAATAGATGATTTAAAAATGGTTGAACTACATGGGTGGCGCACGGTAGATAGTTTAAGGAAAGAAGATCATAAAAAGGGGCTAAAATGTTAAAAGAAATTTTAATAACAAAAGCAAGTGTAAATGAACTAATGCAACATTATGAAGAAATAAACATAACTACAAAAAAAAGAAATACTGTAGCACTTCAATTTGAAAAAGAAAGACCTATATTATTTATGTTCCCTGCTAATTATAAAATAAATATCAACGAATATTTAATGGAACTTTATAGAGATTTTCTAACAAAAAGAAAATTAACAATGATTGCTATCAAGGATAATAAATGATTAATTTTTTATACAAATTCCTAAAATACTTCAATGATGTTAAAGCGGTTAAAAATGGGCGCATTGCTAAGCGTATCGGTTGGCGTGTTGGCGGTAAGATAAGTGGTAGATTTTTAAATAGGTTGTTAAAATGACATATACTATTTTAACTTGCATTTTTTACATATTAATGATATAATCATTTTATAAAGGAATATAAATGTTAATAAAATATGTAGGCAAAAAATATCCTAAGCTTGACAGCAAACTAAAAAGACATTATGGATTATTTTCTTGCGATAAATGTGGTGTAGAAATAGAAAGAATTATGCAAAAAAAAACTGACAATAATTTTTTATGTAAAAAATGTAGTTCTACTAAGCATGGAATGTATTATTCGAGAATTTATAAAATATGGATAGCCATGATAGCAAGATGCCATAATAAAACAAATTATCAATACAAATATTATGGTGGGAAAGGGGTATTTGTTTGTGACGAATGGCGTAATGATTTTATGTCTTTTTATAATTGGTCTATAAACAATGGGTATAATGAGTTAATGACGATAGATAAAGATATTATTTGCGAAAAAGAAAAAATATATCCTAAAATGTATTCTCCTATAACATGCGTATGGATAAGCAGAAAAGAAAATAGTTTAGAATGCAAATCTAGGCAACGCAAAAAAGTCGAGCAATATACAAAAGAGGGAGTTTTAATAAATATATATAAATCTGTTTTATATGCTTCAAGAAAAACAAATATTCATCAAACAAATATAAATTCAGTTACTATAAATAAAAGAAAAACAGCTGGTGGGTTTATATGGAAGGATTTATCATAAAATATATATATCACTGCTCACGTTGTAGCATAACCGTTGAGATAATTAAGCCAATAAGCGAAGCTTCACGACACGAGTATTGTAAATGTGGTAGAGAGATGGGGAAAGTGTATAGTGTAAGCATTAAGACTAGCGATGGGAGTAAGTAATGAATTGGTTTACACGTAAAAGCTTTAGCTTGTGGGATTTCACAAAGATTGTGATTATATTGGCAGTTGTTAGACACTTCGCTTATTCTGGGCAGGTTGGGCAATGATTAATGGCTAAGCTTTCAGAAGCGCAGAAAAACAATTTGAAAGCCAAATGGGATACTGGGCAATATACAAAAATAGAACTTGCAAAGGCATATAAAATTAGTGATGTAATGGTAGGTAAAATAGTTGGCAAAGAAGAGCCAAAGAATGCCGATATTATAGAAGCTTCGTTGCTTGTAGAAAAAGCTAAAAAGTTCGAAAAAAGTTCGGCTGAAATTTCGGCAATAGAGCAAGCAGTAAAACATAGGCTACAAAAAGAATTTAATGCTGACAATAATAAAATAAAAGTTTTTGATACTGCTTCAAAAATACTCCAAAAGGTAAATGAATTATTAGACAAAGGGAAAAAGCAATCAGTGACTACTGCAAATTTAGGCGATGGTATAGTAGAAGCTAATATTATCGAAACAGATTTACAATCAGTTGACTATAAGAATGCTATTGATACAGTAGATAAAGTAGCTGTGGTTATGGAAGTAGCCCCTCGCCACGCAAACCAACAAATAAACGTCAACACGCAAAACAACCTTACCAATAACACTATTGAAGTGAAATTCATTGATTGAAATTCCAAGAGTATTTAAGCCACTATTTCAGCCTAAAAGATATAAAGTATTTTACGGTGGCAGAGGAAGCGGAAAATCAACAACTAAAGCAATCGCTCTTTTAATTATAGGCAAACAAAAACCTACTCGAATACTTTGCGCTCGTGAAATACAAACATCAATAGCGGATAGCGTTCATAAGCTTTTAAAAGACATGATTAATCTTTACCCAGAGTTTAACGACTACGAAATATTGCAGAATGTTATACGCCACCCAAATGGCACGGAGTTTATTTTTAAAGGGCTAAAGCATAATACCAATGATATTAAATCGACAGAAGGTGTTGACATATGTTGGGTAGAGGAAGCGGAAAGTGTAAGTGAGGAAAGTTGGGATATACTTGTACCTACTATCCGTAAAGAGAACAGCGAAATATGGATAACATTTAACCCAAAGACTGAAACTAACCCAACGTATCAAAGATTTGTCGCTAATGCAGATGATGATATGATAGTGGTTAAAGTAAACTACGATCAAAACCCGTTTTTTACGGAAACTCTACGTCAAGAAATGGAACGAGATAGATTAAGAGACTATAATAAGTTTTTGCACATATGGGAAGGTGAATTCCAACGTTTAGCAGATGCGTGTATCTTTAGAAATTGGAAAGTAGAAGAGTTTGAAACTCCTGAATTTACGCAGTTTATATTTGGCGCAGACTGGGGGTTCGCAACTGACCCAAATACCTTGGTACGTTTGTTTGTTAAAGATAGAACTATTTATATCGACTACGAAGCGTTCGGGTATGGAATAGAAATAGAAAAAACACCTGAGCTGTACGACACTATTCCAGAAGCAAGACGTTATATTATACGTGCAGACAATGCCCGCCCTGAAATGATTAACTACATGAAGCGTGCAGGGTTCAATATAACAGCGTGTACAAAATGGGCTGGTAGCGTTGAGGATGGCATTGAGCATATAAAAAGCTATGATGTTATTATTCACCCACGATGTAAAAATATAGCCAAAGAGTTTTCATTATACTCATATAAAACGCACCGATTAACTGGAGACATATTGCCAGACATTGAAGATAAAAACAACCACGGCATTGACGCTATACGTTACGCTATTGAGCCATTAATTAAAAATCGTGCTTCTTTGTGGGCTAATCAAATTTGATGATATTTTTTAAGTACGCTATGATATGGTAATAATAAGGAGCGTATATAATGAATAAACGCCAAAGCAAAAAATACACTGGTACTAAATCACTTAAAACAAATGACGGCTTCACAAACTTTACGGCACGATTAGGTTACGGAGCTGATAATGCTATGAGCGCAGGATATTTTAGTTTTAACTTTGTGACTAAAAATAGAATACAACTAGAAGCGGCTTACCGTGGTAACTGGATGGCTGGCTCAGTCATTGACTGCGTAGCAGAAGATATGACACGTTCGGGCATTGAGATAACCTCACAGATGGATAACTCCGAAGTGCAAGGCATACAATCCGAAATATCACGCCTAGGTATTTGGAACGATATTAGTGATGCTATTAAATGGTCTCGCCTTTATGGTGGAGCGGTCGCAGTTATGATGATTGACGGTCAAGACACAACAACACCGCTTAAAACCGATACGATTGCGGAAGGTCAATTTAAAGGGCTAAAAGTTTATGATCGCTGGCAACTCCAGCCAGACTTAACTCGCTTTATTAAAGAGGGTGCGGATACTGGGTTGCCTGAGTTTTATACCGTAGTCGGAGCGGCAGAAGGTCAAAAAATAATGACGGTACACCATAGCCGTGTTATTCGTTTAATCGGCATTACTTTACCTTATTGGCAATCTATTGTTGAGATGTATTGGGGCGAAAGCATTATAGAGCGTCTTTATGATGTATTGATTAGCTTCAACACTGCTACCCTATCGGCTTCTAACTTAGTAAGTCGTGCACACCTTAGAACTGTTGGCATTGATGGGCTTAGGGAGATTTTAGCGGCTGGTGGCAAAGCCGAAGAGAACCTAATTACAATGTTTGAGTATATGCGCAAGCTTCAAACCAACGAGGGTATTACGCTATTAGACAAAAACGATAGCTTTAACACTACCGCTTATTCATTCGCAGGGCTATCGTATATATAATTTCGCTCAAAACGTTTTCACCATAATCATTAATTGCATAAGGTCTTCTAATAACGGTAATTTCATCAAGAAAGTCAGGGTCTTCTAGGAGTTCCGTAACGTCAACAAGTGCCATTATTTACTCCTTATAACGTAAGTAATCGAGTTTCGTAATTGCCCAGTACGCACAAGAGGCTTAGTGCCTTTAAAGCCTTTACGATCTCTTGCATCTAAAGTAGCTTGCTTTAAAGGCTCAAATCCATCTCCAATATTTAAAGTATTCTTAACGGAGTTTTGAGCAATAAGCCCAGCTTTGTTTTGAGCAGTAGTTACTGCGCTTTGATTTGTCATAAGCATTTCAACGCTTATTTTTAATTCGTTAGCACATTGTTTAGCTACTTTTTTAACTCCTGCTCTTAAAAAAGAACGGGAAGGAATATTCTGTGCTGGACTTCCAAACTCATTTATATACCCAAGAGAAGCATTACTAATTGAGCCGTCATTTCTTTTTGATTTGTCTTCAGGTATTCCAATAAGCACGCGAGTTTTATCAAGGTTTTTTATAGCCTTTCCAAATTGTGCCAATCGGTCTAAAGTGACTTTAATCATAATTGAATTACGCCTGCGCCTAGAATACGAACAAGGTGAATAAATTGTCTG